CCAAGGCGGTGTTTTTGAATCATCCAACTCGATGTCATCGAGGATTCCTGTATCGTCCACAATATGAAGTGGATAACTGAACCACACATTTCTTGGTTTGAACTTAGCGAACTCTCGAAGAGTTCCATCCACACGCCACGCTGACATCGTTTGAATCTTGCTTGTTTCTCGATTGATGAGCTCGTTCGTTTGCCATCTATCTTGAATGTTTACGACCGCTTTCTCGAAGTGATTACGCATTGCGTATGGACTTCTCAAGTCGTCTAAACCGATGAATTGTTCCATGTATGGTCGATTCATGCGATTGATTGCATCCTTATAGATGTCGCAAGCCAATTGGTCGCATCGTTGATGGATGATGTCGTCCGTGAGCTCTAATTCCACTAAATCGACAAGTGCATCAGGGTCCCGAGCAAATACTCCTGAACCACTCGCTCTATCCATGGATTTCTTGCCACCTTGAGCACCCTTCGAATGATGGTGACAGTAGATGACTGAACACCCTAGTTCTGTCGCTACCTTGTCAAATTGATTCGTGAAGTGAGCCATCTGATCCGCACTATTCTCGTCCCCTGTTAGAACCTTATAGATTGGGTCGATGATTACAGCAATATAGCCTTTCTTGTGGGCTCTTCGAATGAGCTTTGGTGCAAGCTTGTCCATTGGGACGGTCTTTCCACGTAAGTTCCAAATATCAATGTTTGATACGTTTCGAGGCTCGATGCCCATTGCCGCATATACATCCTTGAATCGGTGCAAGCATGAGGCTCTATCAAGCTCGAGATTCACATATAGAATCTTCCCTTGCGTACATTCCCAACCGAACCATTTCGAGCCCTCAGCGATTGCAATCGACATATTGATGAGTCCGAATGACTTCCCAGCTTTCGAAGGTCCCGCAATCACCATCTTGTGACCTTGTCTGAGTACGCCTTTGATAAGTTCTGGAGCAAGCTCGGGCATATTGTCCCAAGTCTCGCTCAATCCTTCAGGATCCGGCAAATCATCGTTCAAATCTTCAATGTATTGATACCAATCATCCCAAGACTTGTGTCCGATATTCGTGTCAATGATGAATTGTTTCTTGCCATCTCTAATGAATCCCGGGAGACGACTCAATCGACTTGGATTCTTGTTTTGTTCGTCTACGTTTAGACCGTTTTTCTTACAAATCTTGTATAAATAATCAACACGTTTTTTGTATTCTTCTTTGTTTGCTGCTTCGATTCGTACAATTGCATGGATGGACTTGCCACCACTATATACAAGAGTTGCAATTGGAAGTTCAAGCTCTCGCATGATTGCGTTTTGCTTCTCCAAGTCCATGTTGTCCGATTCAACAAGGGCGTAGCGATAACTTACGACATTATCGTTCTTGACTCCTTGACCGTCCATGGGATTGAATCGCACCCATGCTCCTGCTTTCTCGTTGTAATCGCCTAAGACCTTCCCGATGTCTCCACCACATCGTTCAAGCTCGTCAATGAGCTTTCCTGCGGTTCTATCGTATGAACCACGCTGTGGAAGATATTTCTCAATCTCGCCCGTCTCAGCGTTCGTCTTAGCGTATGATTGAGTGGAATATGCCACGATGTCATCTGATTGGAATAGCGTGTCTAAGTATCGAATAATCTCTTGCACAGGATTCCAATTCTTTGGTTCGTGGAACTCCTTCCCATCAATCCAAGCCTTGTCTACAAATTTGTAGTCATTATCATATTGGATGGATGAATCCCATTCGAGAGCACCTCGTCCATCATCATGAGCTTGAGAAGGATTGAATCCTTGCTCGACAGCCATGTGGAAGATTGTGCCTCCTGTGACGGGTGAGCCTGTCCCTTGGAACGTATCCCATTTTCTGTAACATTCCCCGGGATGATATCGTCCCGAATCTCGAGCCGACCACGACTCCCAATCTGATGCCGAATAGCCTTCATGCTTGAGAGCCATTCCCACATTCACCCATTCTTGATAATTGAGCATTGAGGGGTCGATGTATTCTAATAATTCAAGTAAGTTGTTTTCTTCCACTCAATCACTCTCCTTGGTAACTATGGGCATCGATGCTGTGAGGAACTCTCCATCCATTCGCAGCAATGCGATTGATGAGCTTAGATGCTGCTTCGAATTGCCACATTCCTACATTTCTAAATCCATAGCGTTCTAATAATCTAATTTGTTTTGGTGTTGTCAAGCCCTCGTTTTGGCGTTTAGAGAGGCGGTCAAGAATCTTCTGAGCCTTCCCAGCATTGCCAATCTCATCGGGCATGATTCCGAGTTTTTCTAATGTTTGAAGTTGTTTGTCCGAAGGTGGGCTCATCTCCCATCCAAATGATGGGACATAGCTCGTGAGGTCTTCGGCGTGAATCGACATTTCGAATTGGAGCGGATCCACAAGCTTGCGTTTTCTCTTTCGCATTTCAGCGAGTTGTTTTGCAAGAGCTTCTTCTCGTTGTGCGGTCACATCTTCTTTTGCAACTTCTTCTAATTCGAGAAGCTCAAATTCTGCTCCTGTGTTCTCTTCAGTACGTTCAACCATCGCTTTTGCAACTTCCTCGTTCTCCGCAATGAGATGAGCTGGACGACACAATTCATGCTTTTCTGTATGCCATAAGAAGTCGAGAAGCAAAAGATGTGTCTTCCCGGGATGTAACCTTGTTCCACGCCCTACCATTTGAGAATAGAGCGAGCGAACTTTCGTTGGTCTTAACACGACCACACAATCCACCGATGGACAATCCCATCCTTCGGTCAGTAACATCGAATTACACAAAACGTTGTATTTTCCGTTCTCAAAATCCTCGAGGACTTCCGCACGGTCTTTGGATTCGCCATTCACTTCCGCAGCTTTGAATCCCTTCGAGTTCAAGATATCTCTGAACTTCTTGGATGTATTCACTAATGGAAGGAACACGACTGTCTTCTTCTCCTTGCAATGTTCCATCATCTCGTTTGCAATCTGTTCCAAGTACGGGTCCAACGCATTCCCAACATCACTCGCTTTGAAGTCCCCTTGTGACATCGAGACACTTGAGAGGTCGAGATTCAATGGGATTGTGAGTGCTTTGATTGGGCTCAAATAACCTTCTTTAATGGCTTGCGGTAGTGTATATTCGTAGGCAAGCGAGTCAAAATATGTCCCAAGATTACGCATATCACCACGGTCGGGAGTTGCTGTCACTCCTAACACATTCGCACTATCAAAGTGTGAGAGCACACGTTGATAACCATCAGAGATGCAATGATGAGCTTCATCCACCACAATCGAATCGAAGTGGTCTTTCTCGAATTTTGCGAGCCTTTTGGGTTGTTGCAAGGTTTGAACGGATCCAACGACAACTCGATTCCATGAACCAAGGCTTGTGGAACTTGCTTTCTCGAGCGATGTTTGAAGTCCTGTTGACTTGAACAATTTGTCGCTTGCTTGGTCTAGTAGCTCGGAGCGGTGAGCGAGGACGAGAACTCTCTCGCCCATTCTCACACGGTCTTCGATTACTTTTGCGAACACAATTGTCTTTCCGCATCCTGTGGGAAGGACGAGAAGAGTCTTCTTGCGACCTTCTGCCCATTCCTGTTGAATGGACTCACGAGCCTCTTCTTGATATTTTCGCAATTCCATTCAATGTCCCTCCTCTTAGAACGCACCCCAAGATGGTTGTTGTTGAGTTGCTTGTTGTTGATATTGTGGTTGTGTTTGTTGTTGTGAACGATTTAAGATTTGACTTGGGTTCACATCTTCGGGATATAACATCGCTTTGACTTCGTTGTATTCATTGTCGTTATATTTACGAATACCGACCTTGCACACTCCTCGAGCCCCGATGATTGTGTTCCAATTCATTTTCAATGGTTCACCTTTGCGTTTTTGCCCGATGGATCCGAAGAATGATGAAAGCATTCCTTCTGTGCTTGAGTGTAAGAATAGATTGTGTTTCAATTCTGCTTTTCCTTGAGGTGTCTCAATTTCGATACTTACGACCGCTTTTGGACACGCTGGGAGCTTCCCGGGATTGTTAGGATTTGGTGTATGTCTTTGTCGTTCGAATCCTTTTACTGTGAACTCGTATAGCCCCACAGGAAGCAAGATGAATGTTGAGTCTTGTTGGATAGTGTCGTCCCATCCAAATTCACGTTCGAAGTTGTTGTATTGTTCTGTCATAATTATTTACCTCTTTCTTTTGTTTGTTATTTGTTTGTATTTTCAATTGATTTCAAGACATCCGCCCAATTTGTCACCATGAACGCCCAATATTCTTGTGGGAAGTTTTCGATTGGTGTGTCTTGTGGGAAGTGTCCCTTCTTGAATGCCACATCTTGAAGCATCTTCGGAGTGACTGAATTTTGAAGCATCAAATCCTTCAGACTGTTTGGAATAGAGTCTGGTATATTGATTGGTTCTTTAAGAGGGAACGGATCTTCTTGAGTTTCTGCTCCACTCGTTCCTGCTGGGATAACTTCATCGACTGAGGGTACTTGCTCATCAATTTGAGGCTCGCTTACTACTTTTCCAACGACCACCTCTTGAGCTTGCTTCTTTGGTGCTTCTTGAGATGAAGCGAAGATGTGTGCGATAGCAGCATAGTCCATTGGGAGCTCATCTGGGAGTCCATGACGATTCTTCGCATCCCATGCTGGATGATGTGTCGTGTACATGACACGTTGACCGCCTGTCGCTTTCTTCTTCTTAGATTCTGAGGTCATCACCATCGTCTTGTAATTACAGAAGAGCAGCAAGTCGCACCATTCTTTGACTACGGGAGCGGTTTGTGAGCTCGTCTTCTTACCTAGTTTTAATTCGTAGCGGTCGTAAGCTCCATCTTCATCGGGCTGTTCGAACTTGCGAAGTTGCGAATGTGCGGTCAAGACCACATTGATTCCGATGTCCACTAATTCTTGAAGCTTATCTAATAAGCGACCCATTTCTTCTCGGACATAGGTGTATCCATTCCCATACCCGAAATCTTCGATTCCTCTCTTACCATGCATCGAGCACACACTCTCGATTGCTAGTGATTCAGCCCAATCGATTGTGTCGATGACTAATGTTTTGCAAACTGTTGGATTCGCTTTGACGAATGCAATTTGATTCATGAGCATTGTCCACGATGTTGGTTTGTCCATACGTTTGACATCCATGTTCGATGTCGAGCCTTCTGTGTCGATGAATAATGGATCCGGGAATTGTGCTGCGAGTGTTGACTTCCCGATTCCCTCAGTCCCATAAATCACTACACGTTGGGCTCTTGCTTGTTTACCTGATGTTATGTTCATGTGATTTCTCCTTTCTTATCCTTAAAACTTCCAAGAGTTCGTTGGTTCTGTGTCTTGGAATGGTGTGACGGTATCTGATACGACATAGCCATCCTCGATGATGATTTGGCATTCTTCTCCACTTGATACTCGAGTCGCAATGGCTTGAAGTCCCTCAGACTCTAACCACTTGCCGAATTCGGTCAATGTTGGAATGTCCATTTGTTCGAGCTTGTCCAAGAGTACGAATCCACATTCAGGTTTTAGTTTGCGAACGATGGCGGTCGCCACTCTTAATTGTTGAGAGCCACTCATGTTGTCCCATTTTTGCCCCTCGAAGACGAGTTCACCATCTTCTACCGAAAGACCCGGCAACGGTAAGTCCGCACTGTCTAGTAAGCTTGTGCGTTCGTCTCGAACATCTTGGATTTCTTTTGTCAATTTGTCATATTGATATCCGTATTGTTTCGCATCTTCTTCGGCTTTCTCTTTGTCGAGATTCGCTCGAACTTTGCGATTGATTTCTTCGATATTTGCGATTGAGCTTTCAATCTCATCGGTTGATTCATCCACCAAGTCTTCAATCGACTTGTTTGCTGCGATGTAGTCGCCCATAAGCTTCTCGTGAGTCGCTTCTTCTTGAGCAAGTTGTTCTTTCAATTGTTTCAATCGAGCTTCTGAGAGATGCAACGAGTTCACGATATTTTCTCGATTTTGGCGTTTACGAGCGTTCTCCCCATTACGAGCAAGAATCTCTTGTTGCTCATGAATCAAGTCCGCAATGCTCACTAATTCATTTGGAGCTTCGGGATATTGAGGTTGTTCGGCTGCGTATTTCTTTTTTTGATCCGCAATTTGACCGATTGTTCTTCGCTCGTTGTATAGCTGCTCTTCTTTACGGTCTAGCTCCCACAATTTCTCACCCACTCCAATGATTTGAAGAAGCGTGTTCGCTTTATCCTTCGCACTTGATTCGATGAATTTTGGAAGATTCAAAGCGAGCTCTTCCACGAATGAATCGAGCAATTGTTGTCCTGCTTTTTGTCCGCTTGGATCCGTAACTTTCAAATCTGAATTTTTGCCCTTACGTTCCACGATGAGTCCGTTTGATAATTCCAATCGAAGTGTTGGTGGATTCATGGACCCGTCACGAGCTGGTTTGCTTGGCTTGTACTTATTGCCACCCAATGCCCAAGCAATGGCATCGAGGACACTTGTTTTCCCTTGGTTATTATTGCCACCGAGAATGGTGAGTCCGTTTGATGTAGGCTCAATCGTGACAGCCTTGACACGCTTCACATTCTCGATTTCTAGTTTGTTGATTTTTACGGTCATTAGTCGATAACCTCCCATTTTTTCGCTCTATCAATAAAACCTTGGATATTTCTTTTTTTTGTGATAAAAACGGAAGTTTCAATCATTTTCGCTATCGCCATCAATGTATACTCAACTTCAAACTTTTCTTCATTTTCATATTCAAGTATTTCATTCAACACTTTTAAAATGCATTCTCTTTCTTTATTTGTTACTTTATGACTCATTCGTTTGATTTCTCCTTATTTTATTTTTATAATGTAGTTAGTTATTTTAGAGAGTCGGTGATTGTTTCATCGGCTTTTTTGTTTTCGTTTTGACATGAATTATTATTTCTTTTCCTCCTTTATCTTCCACATTTCTTGAAAATCGGGCTCCACATATTGTCCACTTCTAATTAGATTCACTTTTGATTCGTGCTGCTCAACCGCCTTTCCAACCAAGAGTACGATGCTCATCATTGCGATAATGAGTCCAAACGCTAGGATGTACCATTGGAGCATCCATCTCATGAATGGAATGAATCGCACTCTTGTTTTTCTTTTTCGTCTCATCTATGCCAATCTCCTTTCGAATTCTGTTCTTGTCATCTTAGTTCCATATCGATTTGCCCAATTGATTCCTTCAAGCTCGAGGAATCTTTCAAACAATTCGATGTTGATGTTTACATCGTTTCGTGAGATCCGCACATAAGCATCAGCATATTCGCTCGCTTTGATTCGGTTCACGATTGTCTTCCACTTGGATTCCGTATTGTATCTTGGATACATTTCTTGGAATTCCTTTTTCGAAATAATCTTCTTATTCATGCTCCCTCCTTATATCTCAGTCTGAGATATTTCTATTTAAAAAAAATATCTTCTACACTTTTATCCAATTCTCGGGCTATGATGTCCATCTCGTAATCTTTAAAGGGATACTCTCCCGCCTCCTTCTTCTCATATTGTCTACGGTCTAAACCGATTAGATTCGCCATGTAACCTGTTGTAAGTTCTCGCCCTAATCGTTCTTTTCTTAGCTCTAGTTTTGGTTTTAAGTGTTTCTTTTGCAATCTTTTTTTGTCGGTCATCCACTCACCTCCTCTCATGTTTTTAAGGTCTCAAATCAACCTTGTGACACCAATATATCTCAAGTTGAGATATTTGTCAACACTTTTTATCTCTTTTTGAGATATTTTTTTTGCATTTTTTATCTCATACTTTTATAATGTTATCAAATCAACAAAAATGGAGGTTTTATATTATGAACATTTTAGGTGAATCAATTAAAAAATTGAGATTAAATCATAAAATGACACAATCCGAGCTCGGAAAATTAACAGGTTTTAAACAAAATACAATTTCACAACACGAAAAAGGGAAAAGAGATATTGATGAAGAAGATATATTGAAATATTGTCGAGCTTTTGGAATAAGCCCACAAGTTTTATTTGATATGAGCAGCAACAAGCGAACTTCTAAAGAGTTATCCATAATCTACAACAAACTAGACTCCAAGAGACAATCTAAAGTATACGAATTCGCTTCGCATCAATTAGATGAACAAAATGGAATCCAAGAAGAGAAAGTGGTGTATCTCGTTCGTGGTCGTCAATCTGCTGCCGGATCCATGATTCATGTGGATGATGTGGATGCTGAGATGGGTGTGCTTCCCTCTTCTATTGTTCCAAATGGTGCGAATGAATTGGTTCGAATCACAGGCGATTCGATGGAGCCGCTTATCAAGAAAGGCTCTGAAGTATATCTAAGATATCAACCAACGGTCGAAGATGGTGAAGTTGCCATTGTGAGAGTTGATGATGAAGGAGTTACGTGTAAATACTTATTTAGAGATGGGAAGAATGTTATTCTCAAGTCTGAGAATCCAAAGTATGGGGATTTGATTGTGGATGCTGAGAAAGTATCAGTAATTGGAAAGGTTCTTTTATAGGAGGTTTATTATGTATATAGAGGAACGACACGGGAAGGATGGCATCGGTTATCGCTATTGTGAGAAGTTCTATGACCCACGATTCAATAGATGGCGTAGAAAATCCGTTACGTTCAACAACAAGACTCGTGAGACTAGGAAGAGAGCTCAAGAGATGCTTACAAATGCCATTCGAAAAGAGCTTGGTAATGTGGTGACAGATAGTCGAACGATTCATTCGGTCATAGAGGAATACAAGAAAATATATAAGAAAAACGTGAAGCGAACCACATTCTTGTCCGTAGAGAGACAATATGAAGAGTTTGAAGAATTCATTGATTCAAAGAGAATTATCACTACAATCACAACTCAAGACTTGAATCGATTTTTTGATTTTCTTTTGTATCAAAAGAATCTAGCGAATCAAACAACATCGACTTATAAGTCACGATTGAATAAGTTGTTCCAATATGCTGTCAAAAATGGATACATCAAGACGAATCCAATTGAAGCTTGCATCATCGAATATAAAGTCCGAACAGAATCTAAAAAGAACCCCAACAAGTTCTTGGAGGACGATGAATACAATCGTTTGATTGAATACACTCGCAAACTCAATCTAAGATATGCGATGTTCTTTGAATGGATGTACATGACAGGAATGCGAGCGGGTGAAGCTCTTGCCCTAACTTGGGACAAGATTGACTTGGAATCAAATCCACCAATTGCACACGTATCTTCAACGCTAGAATACCATCAATTGAAAATCAAGGATGTTTATGCGAGCACTTCTCCAAAAACGACCGCATCGATCCGTTCGGTCTCGCTCCCAAATAGATGCATCGAGATTCTTGCTCAAATTGAAGAATTAGAGGGCAAAAATCGAGGTTTCATCTTCACAACATCCAAACACACACCGATATCAATCACAGCCATAAATACGTTCCTACGGACACATAGAGAACGCATGGGCATCGACAAGAACATCTCCACTCACATATTCAGACACACGCATATCTCGAAGCTTGCGGAGATGGGATTGCCACTCTATTCCATTCAAGCTCGAGTTGGGCATGAGAATAGTCAAGTGACTGAATCTATATACTTGCATATCACGAAAAAGATGAAAGATGAAGTATATAACGCAATCCAAAATATGTGA